GCAGATGCCAAAAAAATGTTCACGGATAAAGTTGTACCCATATCGGTCAACTACCCTTTCTTTTTTAAACCCATTCAAGATGGTATGGACAGGCCGAAAACTGAATTGGCATATCGAGTTCCAGCATCGAAACTTACTAGAAGAAAGCTTGAGTCGAATGAACAACTTAGAGAACTAGACGGGCTTGATACAACTATTGACTGGAAAAATACAGGTGATAACTCTTACGACGGTGAAAAGCTAAAGCTATTAGCACATGATGAAAGTGGTAAGTGGGAAAGACCTGATAATATATTAAATAACTGGAGAGTTACAAAAACTACATTAAGGCTAGGGTCAAGAATTGTGGGTAAATGTATGATGGGCTCAACCTCAAATGCTTTAGACAAAGGTGGAGACAACTTTAAAAAATTATACTACGCTTCAGACGTTACTAAAAGAAATAGAAACGGACAAACATCTTCTGGGCTCTATAGCCTGTTCATTCCTATGGAATGGAACTACGAGGGATTCATCGATATTTATGGATTACCTGTCTTCATTGGAAGCAAAACTCCAATCAAAGGAGTTGATGGCTATGAAATTACAACGGGAGTTATCGAGCACTGGGAAAACGAAGTCGACGGTTTAAGAGATGATCCTGATGGTTTAAATGAATATTACAGACAATTTCCAAGAACTGAAGCACATGCTTTTAGAGACGAGACAAAAGATAGTTTATTTAACCTAACTAAAATATACGAACAAATTGATTTTAATGCTGAGCTTAATAATTCAGCAGCTGTTACAACAGGTAGTTTTCAATGGGAAAATGGCATTAAAGATACTAGAGTTATATTTACACCAAATAGATCAGGTAGGTTCCAGATAAGCTGGGTACCACCTAAAAATCTTCAAAATAGAGTGATACTAAAGAATGGAGCTAAATACCCTGGAAATGAACATACAGGTGCATTTGGATTAGATAGTTATGATATATCAGGTACAGTCGATGGTAAAGGTTCTAACGGAGCTTTACACGGGCTTACAAAGTTTTCAATGGAAGACGTGCCGCCAAATCATTTTTTTTTAGAATATATATCAAGGCCGCAAACAGCTGAAATATTTTTTGAAGACGTACTTATGGCTATGGTGTTTTACGGCATGCCTATACTTGCTGAAAACAACAAGCCTAGGTTTTTATATTATTTAAAACGAAGAGGTTACAGAGGTTATTCTATGAATCGTCCTGATAAAGTATGGAATAAACTATCAACTACTGAAAAAGAAATAGGTGGAATACCTAACTCAAGTGAAGACATTAAGCAAGCACACGCTGCTGCTATAGAATCTTACATAGAAACATATGTAGGATTAAGAGAAGATGGTTACGGTGATATGTACCATCAAAAGACATTAGAAGACTGGGCTAAGTTTAATATTAATAATAGAACAAAGCACGATGCTTCGATAAGCTCAGGTTTAGCCATTATGGCTTGTAATAAAAATAGGTACACACCTGTTAATAAAAGACAAACAAAAACTGTAGCTTTAGGTATTAAAAGATATGATAACACGGGTTATAATTCAAAAATAAAATAGATGATAAATACTAATTACAATAGTTCTTTTCCGGATCAGGTTGTGCCAGATATTGAAAAAGCTTCTTATGAGTACGGCTTACAAGTAGGTAGAGCTATTGAATCTGAGTGGTTTAGAAATGATAGAGGTTGGTACGATAGATTTAATACGAACTATAATAATTTCCATAAACTAAGATTATATGCTAGAGGAGAACAATCTATTCAAAAGTATAAAGACGAATTATCTATTAATGGCGACTTATCTTATTTAAACTTAGACTGGAAGCCCGTGCCAGTTATACCTAAGTTTGTAGATATTGTTGTAAATGGTATGTCTCAAAGATCTTACGATATAAAAGCCGTTGCTCAAGATCCTACTTCTGTAGAAAAAAGAACTAAGTACGCTGAAAATATACTAGTAGATATAAATGCTAAACAATATTTAGACAAAGTTAAGCAAGTCACAGGTATGGATTTGTTTTTTAACAAAGATCAAGAAAGTGCACCTGTAAACGAAGAAGAGTTAGAGCTTCACATGCAAATGGATTATAAGCAGTCTATAGAAGTTGCGGAAGAAGAAGTAATTAACAATGTATTAGCTAACAATAAATATGATTTAACTAGAAGAAGATTAAATCAAGATTTAACTATATTAGGTATTGCAGCTGTCAAAACATCTTTCAATAGATCAGAAGGTGTTACTGTTGACTACGTGGATCCAGCAAGCTTAGTTTATTCATATACTGAAGATCCCAACTTTGAAGACTTGTATTATGTAGGTGAAGTAAAACCTATTAGCTTATCAGAGCTTAAAAAACAGTTTCCTAATCTAACGCCTAGCGATTTAGAAGAAATACAAAAGTATCCAGGTAATCAAAACTACACAAGAAACTGGAGTGGTCGTTACGATGACGATACAGTGCAGGTATTGTATTTTGAATACAAAACTTTTACTAACCAAGTATTTAAAATAAAGCAAACTGCTTCAGGTCTTGAAAAAGCATTAGAAAAGCAAGATACGTTTATAGACGCGCCAGATGGTGATAACTTTAAAAAAGCATATAGATCGATTGAAGTATTATATTCAGGAGCTAAAATACTAGGACACGAAAAAATGTTAAGATGGCAAATGGCTGAAAATATGACAAGACCGTTTGCTGACACTGTTAAAGTTAATATGAACTATAACATCGTAGCTCCTAGATTATATAAAGGCCGTATAGAATCAATTGTAAGCAGAATAACTGGTTTTGCTGATATGATACAGCTAACGCATCTAAAACTGCAACAGGTGATGTCTAGGATAGTACCTGATGGTGTTTATATGGATATAGATGGTTTAGCAGAAGTAGATTTAGGCAATGGCACTAATTATAATCCAGCTGAAGCATTAAATATGTATTTCCAAACTGGTAGTATAGTTGGTAGATCAATGACTCAAGATGGTGGTATGAACCCAGGTAAAGTTCCAATACAAGAACTTGCTACATCAAATGGTATGGGTAAAATACAATCATTGATACAGACTTATGAGTATTATCTTAAAATGATTAGAGATGTGACCGGACTTAATGAAGCTAGAGATGGTACATTACCAGACAAACAATCATTAGTTGGCTTACAAAAGCTAGCTGCCGCTAATTCAAACGTAGCTACAAGACACATATTACAAGCTAGTTTATACTTAACTCTTAGAACTTGTGAAAATATATCATTAAGAGTAGCTGATGCTTTAATGTTTCCTATGACAAGACAATCTTTAGAATCTAGTATATCTAGGTACAACGTAGGAACGTTAGACGAACTTTCTATTTTAAATACGCATGACTTTGGCATATTCTTAGAACTAGAACCAGATGAAGAGCAAAAACAAATATTAGAAAACAACATACAAATAGCTTTAAAAGCTGGGCAAATAGATCTTGAAGACGCTATTGACATTAGAGAAGTTGCTAATTTAAAGTTAGCTAACCAAATGTTAAAAAAGCGTAGAAAAGAAAAAGCAGCTAGAGACCAACAAGCACAACAAGCTAATATACAAGCTCAAGCACAATCTAATGCGCAATTAGCAGAGCAAGCAGCTTTAGCTGAAACACAGAAGCAACAGATTTTAACAGAACAAAAAGTTCAGCTAGAAAATGCTAAGTCTCAATTGGAAATTAAAAAAATGGAAATGGAAGCTCAAATAAAGCAGCAATTAATGCAGCAAGAGTTTCAATACAACATGCAGCTAGCCCAAGCTCAAGGACAAAGTAAAAGAAATCAAGAAGAATTTAAAGAAGATCGTAAAGACGAACGAACTAAAATACAAGCAACGCAACAATCTGAGTTAATAGATCAAAGAAAAAATGATTTATTACCGAAGAACTTTGAATCCGCTGGTAATGATACTATGGGTGGATTTGGCTTAGAGCAGTTTGGCCCTAAGTAATTTTTTATTAATTATTATATTATATTATGTCAAAAGAAGAAGTAAAAGAGGAAGGTTCTTTTAAAATTAAAAAGAAACCAGGTAAACCTAAAAAACTTACCAATAAAAATGAAACAATAAAAGTAGATTTGTCTAAAAAAGAAGAAGAAAATGCTAAAGAAGAAGAACCAATCAAAGTTGTTATCAATGAGGATGCCAAAAGGGATGCTGAACCAGAAGGGATTATTGAAAATGCCGAAGATAAACAAGTTGAAGAAAAGCAAGAAGAAGACAATGTAATACCTATACAGGAGATTACTGAAGAAACCAAAGTAGAAGAAGTAAAAGAGCCAGTTATAGAAACTGCTCCAGAACCTGCTAAACCAGAAATTAACTTACCTGAAAATATAGAAAAGTTAGTTAAGTTCATGGAAGAAACAGGTGGTACAGTTGAAGACTACGTTAGATTAAATGCTGATTATAGCAGCGTAGATGACAATACTTTAATTAGAGAATACTACAAACAGACTAAACCACACTTAGACATGGAAGAGGTTAACTTCTTATTAGAAGATAACTTTTCATTTGACGAAGAAGTGGATGAAGAGCGAGATATAAAAAAGAAAAAACTTGCCTTCAAAGAAGAAATTGCTAAAGCCCGTAAATTTTTAGAGGATACCAAGAGTAAATATTACGACGAAATCAAGTTGAAACCCGGCGTAACTCAAGACCAACAAAAAGCTATGGATTTTTTCAATAGATACAACGAAGAACAGAAAATGGTTCAAGATCAACACAAGAGGTTCCAAAGTAACACTAAAAACTTCTTTAACCAAGAATTCAAAGGTTTTGACTTCAATATTGGTGAAAAGAAATTTAGATATGGACTTTCGAATACTGATAGTGTTGCTAATACCCAATCTGATCTAACTAATTTTGTTGGGAAGTTCCTAAATGAAAAAGGTGAAGTAAAAGATTATGCTGGTTACCACAAAGCCATTTATGCTGCTGAAAACGCTGATACAATAGCTAATCATTTCTACGAGCAAGGCAAAGCCGATGCTGTAAAAGATATGATGGCTAAATCTAAAAATGTAAGTAATGAACCTAGAGTAACATCTACAGGTGATGTATTTATTAATGGTATGAAAGTAAAAGCAATTAGTGGTGTAGATAGTTCAAAGTTAAAATTAAGAATAAAAAACAACAAAAATTAAAATAAATAATTATGGCACTAACAGGTGGAACAGGCTTACAGCCTCACCCAATTAAAGGCGCTGCATTAAATAGTAACTACTTGAGTTTTACTGGAACTACTGGTGGTAACTTTGCGCAGCAATATTTACCTGAGCTTTATGAGCAAGAGGTAGAAAGATACGGAAACCGAACTATTGGTGGTTTCTTGAGAATGGTAGGAGCAGAAATGCCTATGAGTTCTGATCAAGTAGTTTGGTCTGAGCAAAATAGACTACACATTGGATATAAAAACTGTGCAGTAGCTAGCGGAACTAGAATAAATGTTACTTTAGCTCCAGGTGAAGAGCTTGCTCTTAAAAAAGGACAGTTAGTAGTTGTTCAAGGTGCTCCAGGTGAATTAGTATGTGAAATAACTGCTGTTCAAGCTGGATCTGGAACTACTAGACATTTTGATGTTGTACCTTACGAAGCTGCTGATTTAACAACTAGTGGCACAGGTGGTATTTTCTCTGCTACTGGATCATCTAACGATAACAAAGTATCTGTATTTGTTTTTGGATCTGAGTATGGAAAAGGAGTTGAGCCAGGCGTTACTGCAGGCGTTGATGCTATTCCTACTTTAAAACCAGCTTTCACGCAGTTTGACAATAAACCAATGATAATAAGAGACGAGTTTCAAGTAAATGGTTCTGACACAGCGCAAATTGGCTGGGTTGAAGTAGCTACTGAAGATGGAACTTCTGGATACTTATGGTATATGAAAGCTGAGTCTGAAACTAGATTAAGATTTGAAGATTACTTAGAAATGTCTATGGTTGAAGCAGTTAAGAAAAATGCTAACGGGGCATCTACTCATGATGGTTCAGAAGGTTTATTTTCTGCTATTAAATCAAGAGGTAATGTATACCAAGGCTTTTCAGGTGCAGCCGGCGGAACAGGCGCTGTGGCTGATTTTGACGCTATACTTAAAGGCTTAGACAAAGAAGGTGCTATTGAAGAAAACATGCTTTTCGTAAATAGAAACTTAGCTTTAGATATTGACGATATGCTAGCTCAGGTTAACGGAGGTTATGCTGCACCAGGAGCTTCTTTTGGTTTATTCAACAATGAAGAAAGCATGGCTTTAAACTTAGGTTTTGATGGATTTAGAAGAGGTTCTTATGACTTCTATAAGTCTGATTGGAAATACTTAAATGACGCTGCTACAAGAGGTGTTTTAGGTTTAAATCCTACTAGCTTTACTGCTGGAACTCCAATTAACACTGTTGAAGGTGTGTTAGTTCCTGCTGGTACATCTACAGTATATGACCAAATGTTAGGATCTAATATCAGACGTCCTTTCTTACACGTAAGATATAGAGCTTCTGAAACTGATGATAGAAGAATGAAGACTTGGGTTACTGGTTCAGTAGGCGGAGCTTATACTTCTGGTCTTGATGCTATGAAAGTTCATTTCTTATCTGAGAGATGTCTATGCGTTCAAGGTGCTAATAACTTCGTGTTATTTACATCATAAAAACAATTAAGCTAGGGCGCGAAAGCGCTCTAGTTTTTTATTTATATTATATTATATTATGGAAAAGATAAAAAAAGCTCCTGCTCCCAAGCAAGAGCTAAAAAAAGATACTTGGGAAATGAAAGATAGAACATATCTTTTAAAAGGTAATATGAAGCCCTTAACTTATACACTACAAGGTAAATCAAGAAAAAGAGTACCTTTAGTTTATTTTGACGAGCAAAAAGGTTATAATAGAGAACTTAGATATGCTACTAATCAAAAATCTCCATTCGTAGACGAACAAGATGATAATGTGCTGTTAGGCCATATTGTTTTTGAAAAAGGAGTGCTAAGGGTTCCAAAACAAGATCAAGTTTTGCAAAAGCTACTTTCTTTATATCATCCTTTTAAAAATTCTAGATATGAAGAGTATAGCCCTGTTGAAGAAGCTAAAGATGATTTAGATTATTTAAATGCTCAAGTAGAAGCTATGAACATGGCTAGAGATATGGACATTGACATGGCTGAGGCTATAATGAGAACAGAATTAGGATCAGAAGTAAGCACAATGAGCTCTAAAGAAATAAAAAGAGATGTTATGGTGTTTGCTAATAGAAATCCTGAATTGTTTATTGAGCTAGCTAATGATGAAAATGTACAATTAAGAAACTTTGGTATAGTAGCTGTTGAAAGCGCTATTATTGACTTATCACAAGACCAAAGAACATTTTCTTGGTCTGGTAATGGTAGAAAACTTATGAACGTTCCTTTTGATGAAAACCCATATTCAGCTTTAGCTGCTTGGTTTAAAACTGATGAAGGTGTAGAGGTTTATAAATCTATCCAGAAAAAGTTAAAATAACAAGTGATTATAATTACAAGGGGCTACTAATGTAGCCTCTTTTTTAAAAATATTAAAATGGCAATAAACGTAGATACGGTATA